TTCGGCGCCATGCGTGGATGTTATCCCTAGGGCGTCAGGGTTCGCCTCGCAGTTGATCGGCAGGATCTCCTCGGCTGCCGGCGGCGTCCAATCCGACGGCACCTGTGGAGTGTCGGCAGCGGTCAGATGGTTCGTCGCCAGCTGCTCGAATCGGACCGCAGCGATGTCGCCGGCGCGCTCGAGGATCGGCTGGATGACGGCCGCGAGCTTCGGTTCGAGCTCGTCGACGCGCTTGTACGCCGCACGCAGGACACGGTTATGATGCTCGATCGAGAAGCGACGCTCGCCAGCCGCGTCGATGTTGTCGCCGGCCGTGTCGCTTGCCTCGCCGGAGTACTGGAGAACGCATCGGCAGTTGATCGAATCGCCGGGATCACCATCCGGATCCCCGGGATACTGGAACGGGTTGCCGCCGACGTCGAAGAGTTGGTCGAGGCCGACCGTCTGGCCGTCCAGACCTTCGTAGTCCTCGTGGCGCGGATACGTCGCGCCCGGAGCGGTCATCCACGTCTTCGTCGCGGTCGCGCCAGTCGCGTCGGCAGCGATCTTCGTCGCCGCGAGCGATCCTCCGTTCACGGCCGCTGCGAGCTCGGTCCGCGCGATCATCGTCGCCCGGACGTTCGACGCTTCGGCCATGTGCGAGCGGATCGCCTTCGCCGTATCCGGAATCGACAACCCCTGATCGTGGGCAGCGTTGATCACGTTCATGAGGTCGTCCTGAGTCGTCTGCGAGATCCCGACGACGTGCGCGCCGGCGCGCGAGATGACGTCGGCCGCGAGCGGGTTCGTGATGTCCCAGGTGAGTCCGGCCTGCTCGAGCGCCGGCGTCATGACCGCCTTGACGAACGCCTGCCGGATCGGGTCGGTCTTGCCGCGCAGTTCGGCCGGCAGGCAGAACGGCTCCCCTGCGGCCACCAGATCGCCCCCAGCGGCCGTGAGTGGCATGGCGCCGGTAAGTGGCAGTGCGACGATCTCGGTGTCGCCACGGACGACCAGGAGCGCGTCGAAGTGGATCGGCTCGCCGAGCGCGGAGTGCGGGTAGCCGTCGTCGCCTTCGTACTCGGCGTCGGAGACCGACAGATGCGGCTGGAATCCGTGATCGCGCGAGTAGTCCAGGCCGGATGCGATGAGCGCCTCGCATACGGCCGTCCGCAGTTCGACCATGCCGCGGACGTCCGGAAGAAGCACACCGACTCCGGGCGGATCGAACGCGCCGTAGCCGCCGATGACGCCCTCGAGCGGCGCGTGCTCGCCGGCGACGATCCGCAACGCATCCGCGACCACGTCGAGGTCGCCTGCGTATTCGCCGAGATATGCGAGCGTGACGTGCAGCTCGTCGGCAGGTGCGCCGCTTGGCGCGGCGATCGCGTCGGCCTCTTCGGGCCGCGGCTTCACCGCGATCATCGTGCTCATCCGATCCGGCGCCGACGCGACGATCGGCGGGACAACCTCGTCCCACTGATGCCACGGATCAGGCAGTGCCGACAGGTGGGCGACGCCCATCCGGATCAGCGTCCGTTCTTCGCTGCCGCGAGTAGCCCCTCCACCTTGGCGCCGAACGTCGGCGGCAGCGGGTCGGGCCGCTCGTCGTAGAGCGTGCGCGCCGCGTGACGCTCGATCGTCTCCGCGATCGACTCAGCCGCCGCCGCGTCGCGGACGCCCAGCTCGCGCAGCGCGGCCAGGATGATGTCGTGGGTCGCGGCGACGAGCTCGGCCTCGCCGGCGCCGCCGAGCAGCCGCCGAACCTTCGTGCGGCCCAGCTTCGGAGCGACGAGGCCGTTCGTTACGCCGTCGATCAGAGCCATCGCCTCGTCGTCGCGTCGCGCGAGTTGCCGCAGCCGCGCGCCGGCGGCTTCCCGCGCACGGAGCTGCGCATAGACGGCCGCGCCCTCGATCGTGGTACCAAGCGAGCCGACTTTGGTACCAAGCGAGCCGACCGTCGTGTCGGTGCCGGGCGCCTGCCCTCCCGCTGGCGCTCCCGTCTCGGCCTCGGCGCCAGTCGCCGGACCTCCCGGATGCTCGTCCTGGCTGGTCGAGATCTCGCCAGGCGCTACCTCGACTCCACCGCTCCTCACGCTCGGAACGCCAAGCCACGCAAGCGACGGGTCGCGCGTCGCGATGCCGACGATCCGCGCCGACTCTTCCTTCGTCGGCTTGTCGTCCTCGCTGAACGCGGTCTCACGGCGGAGCGCCTCGTCGCCGATGACAGCCTTGCCGTGAAGCTCCATCGCGATCTTCGTCCGGTCGGGATGGTTGATGACCTTCGTCGCGTCGTACGCGATGACGTACTTCTTCCAATCCGCCATGTTGAGTTCCTCGCGCAGGTACGGGCCGAGATACGCCGAGGTCAGGTCCTCTACGAAGCCGTCGGCGACAGGCTGGATGTGGGCCTGCCAGATCTGGTCGTCGATGATCCAAGCGTTCCAGTGGTTCGTGTCGGTGAACCCGAGCAGCGCCTCGACTGGCATATCGAGCGCGATCGCGAGCCGCCGGATCGCCTCGGAACGCAGCCCCACTTCCGGGTAGATCTGGAGCGGATCCTGGATCTGCATGTGGTAGACGAGATCGGCGAGCTTCATCCCGTCAGGGACGCGCACGCGCAGAAGGATCGGCGCCACCGCGGCTGCCGTTCCCTCGTCGGCGATCGCCGTCGTGATCGCCTCGGTCAGATCCTCCATGAGCGGGTCCTCGAGCACGTCCTCGTCCGGCACCGCCTCGTCCGGGCGCGTCGTGATCCGGTCGTCGATGAAGAGGAACCCGGCCGTCCACAGTCTCGACCGCAGCCGGGCGCGGATCACCTGCGTCAGAAGCACGAGCTCCTCGAGGATGTCGAGAACGCCTTCCGTCGTTGAGTCCGGCAGCGCGGAGAACCGCGGATGCGGCCGATGCAGCCGGTACGCGACCGCGGTACCAACGCCGGCAGGACCCTGGTTCTCGCCCTCCTTGTCGGCGACCGGGACGAACGCATCGTCCGGCGCCGGCCGGAATAGCGTCGCCGGCAGCACGGGCGCCTTGAACCGCGTGTAGTTGCCGTCGAGGAGCCGGATCTCGTCGGTGGAGAGCATCTCCCACTGCTCCTCGTTGGTCTCGGGGTCGATCGAGACGAAGAGGATGGCCTCGCCGACGAGGAACGCGAGGAGGCCGTATGCGCGCTGGAGGCCGCTGCGCCCGATCCCGCCAGGGTCCTTGATCCGCTCGAACGCGGCGACGACCTCCTCGTTCTCGGTGCGCACGAGGTCGCCGTTCTCGTCCCTCTCGGCAGCGAAGAGCTCGAGCTGCGAGAGCGCGCGCGCGTAGAACTGCGCCGCGAACTTGAACTCGCCTACGAGGTCGAAGTAGCCGAACGCCCGGATCTGCCACGGCATGATCAGCCGACGCAGATAGGTCGCCTGGCCGTGACGGACGAGCGATCCGGCGGCGGTCAGGTTGTCGCGATGACCCTCGGGCAGATCCTGCTCGACGCGCGCGACCTCCGCTTTCAGCGCGTCATGGGTTACGCCGACGCTATGCGACGTCGATACGCGAGCGCGTGGCGCGCTCGGCTTCCGGCGGCGGCGGAAGATGCCCAACTCAGGAGCCGGAGGGCTTCGGCTTGCGCGTGCGCGCGTAGTAACGAGGATCGCCGGGGCCACCTTCGCGCCGCGCGCGGAACGGCGACGTCGAGCGCTCCTGGACCGTCGGCTGGAACCGGCGCGGCTCTTGGTTCGTACGGGCCGTCGACCCACCACAGTTGCATCCCAAAGTAGTCCTCCTCGGTCGCGTAGCGTCGGCGACAGTCTAGGCCGGGCGGATCAAGCGAAGTTGCGGGCCGGAGAGTTGAACTCCGCTCTCGAGATTATGAGTCTCGCCTCTGCGCACCGGCCGAGTCGCCCGCGACGCGAACCCTACCGCAGGCAGATCCTTCGCGCGACCCACTTCGCTAGTTCGAGTGGCGCGAGCAGAACGTAAACGGAGAACGCAAAGAGATAGCGCCCGGCGCCCATATCGTCGGTAACGAGCTTCACGGGTCGAGCCAGCGCGAACCGATCCCGACGACACTCGATAGCGCGGCCGGCGCGAGAATCGTCAGCGTCCACCACGGCTCGAAGAACCACGCGACGTAGACGGCTGATCCAATCCAGACGCTGAGGCAGAATGCGCAGCCGAAGAGTTCGTCGAAGAACGGCCGGCGGTACGCGACATTCACCTCGACGCGCTCCGACGTCAGGTTCATGCGCGTGTTCGTGCTACCGCTATTCGTTCCGTGCTGGCCGGTGATCCACGCTCGAGCCTTGACGAGGCTCGAGAGGTGGTCCCATCCGACGAACCGCACGAGGCGGTGCGTCGCGAGGACGAGGACGAGAGCGACCCATGGTGACGGGATCACGCGACGAGCTCCGGGATGACCTCGTCGAGCGGGATCAGCTCGCCGCGCGGTCCGAGCGCGTGTGACGGCTGATGCTGCCACCGCGCCCACTCTTCGCGCGCCTCGTCGCGTGCGATCTCGAGCGCCGACCGCGCAGATTCGTCGCTGGCGACGCATCCGCCGCGAGCGAAGCGGAAACCGCGATCGACCACTCCACGCCGCGGCCGCTGCGGCCGCGCGCGCTCGCCCTCGATATGGATGAATAGCCACCAGCGCACGTCGCCGGCGAGGCTGAGCCGCTCGAGGCCGGCCTCGATCACCGCGTCCTCCGCATCATCCAGAGCGTCGTCGCGTCCAACCCGAAAGCAACCGCGCTCGCGCTGCCGATGATGACACTCCTGCGACGAAACCTCGGCGTAAACGCGAGCGCGAACATCGCCGCATCGACCGCAAGCCATCCCGCAATCCGCCTCATGATTCCACCGCGGGGTCGTAGGCCAAACCGCGATCGTCCGTCGACCCCGGAGCGCACGGAGGATTCTCCGCGAAGAAGTGCTGCCTGAAATGTG